GAAGGCGGTAAGCTGTGCGCGTTTCTATGCCCGGAGCCCTGCCGAGAGCCAAGAGCCCCCGTTAGCAGAACATGGCACGTGGAAGCACGGGTATCTGATCTTGAGGGCAAGGTTGAGAGCCTACAGGCTCAGCTGGAAGAGCTCACCGCTGCTGTAAGAGCTGTAAGAGCTGTAAGAGCGATGTAAGACCTACAAAGCATATCCTCTTACATCCTAAGTTGTTGTTTTTAAAGGGCTTTTTGGTGTTTTGTAAGACTGTAAGAGCTAAAGTTAAAATTAATACGCGTGTAGCGCAGTGTGTTGCGTCTTATACATCAAGTGGTATATCAGCTACGCCCCCATATGCCCAGCTAGGCCATGCCCCGTATATATGGGCCATTTTGGGGGTTTAGCCCTTACGTCTTACAAAAGCCAAAAAACCCTTATAAAACAACAGGTTGCGTTGTAAGAGCGCTCTTACAAACGCTCTTACGTTGCTTACAGGCAACACCCAGATTTGTAGAGCTTGATGAGCAGTTGATCGCTGGACTCTGTGCCCCTTCTTGGACAGCCGTAGACAAGAAACGTCGGCCAAATCCTCTGCCCTGCCCACCAAAATTGCGGTCGCCACGCACCAGCTGATCTGTCATCTCACGCGAATGACCTCAATTCACGTAAACAGACCGATGCAGAACGCTCCCAGACCCTAGCGGATCCCGCTCCCCTCCTACCCTCTACGATCCCCGACCCCTGCCCCTCAGTCTCTGCCTCTGCGATCCCTGAACCCGAGCACGAGACTACCCGGTTCAGACGTTAGTGGACACTAACACCGTTTAGAGACGTGCGCAGGACCAAAAGTTGCGGGCTGCACCCCACGCAGGCGCCAACTTTTGCTTTTGGAACGGTCAACCTCAGCGATCCCCGACCTCCGCAGACATAAGAAAAGGCCCCGAAGGGCCTTAGATCAGGTCACTCCGTCTTGTCGCCTGCGATCTGTTCCACCACGTCAATGAACGAGTACGCTGCGCTGCAGATCGTGTAGCCACTGTAGTCCTCGGGAACAAGGTAGCCCGGCAGAGCATCCTCAGAGGAGTAGGTGCCACCGACTTGGCTGCTAGGGTCCGCCTGCTGCACCCCCACGGCCAGCAGAGAAGCCAGAGCCCTGATGTGCTGTGGGGCTACGGGTTCCAGCGGTGCGGCCAGTTGGATGGTCTCGTCAACCGGAGCCCCGGTGTATTCAGGAGATTGCAGGAATTCGTGGTACTGCTGGAACACTTGCTGGGCGAACTCGGTGAATGTGCTGGGCTTGGTGTTCATGGCGGGGCCTGTTACGGAAGTTGGTTGCCACATGGCATAGCCAGTATGCCATGCTGATTGCTCTTGAACTCTCTTTACATTGACCGACTTCGCCCCGTTCCGTCGTTTCTTGGATCCCAGAACCGAGGCAGGCTTCCGTCCCCCACGCACGCGAATAGAGTAAATTCACGGAACTGATCTTGGGTAGAACGATCCCAGATCGTGCTGGATCACCCTCCGCTCAACGATCCCTGACCTCTTGGATCGCAGAACCGTGGCCCAGAGTCCTCCACTCAACGATCCATGAGTGCACGCGAGTGCCCTAATTCTCCGGAAGGAGTATTGGGTTCAACGATCACAGAGCATACTGATCAGCCGGATCGGTCCTTCCAGGACGCAGAAAAGCCCGGTCCGCCTTCCGGCGTCCGGCGTCCGGGCTCTGGGGGTCAGGTCAGGGGTCAGGTCAGGGGGCAGGGCTAGCCCCTGCCCTGCTGGCTAGCCTAGCGCCCGCTGGCGCAGGCTAGGGGGGTTGCTAGCAGCATTGTAGGCCACATGCCATAGGGGGCTAGCACTGCCCATATAGCTGGCTTTGCTAGTGTAGTGCCACACAGCGTTAGCCATGCTGCCATGCTTTGCTGCTGCGCCTGTACGTAGTGCCCAGCTATGGGCACGGCGTAGCAGGTACGCCACTTGTGCACGCTGCACGCGTATGCTGGGGGTACAAGCACTGTCGTAAGCAAAAGTAGCCCGTAGGCTGGCCGTGGTGCGTTTTGCCATGCTGCAAAGCCCCTGCCCTTGTTAGGGGCAGGGGCTAGTTAGGGGTTACGGGTTAGGCAGGCAGGCTGGCCAGCCAGCCCCGGGTTACGGCGTAGCCCACAAACTTGGGGCAGGCACCGGCTGCAACCATTTGCTGGGCCGTGGCATGGCCATTGTTGCCCTGCATTGCTGCAACGCAGCAAGCCCACCAAAACGCATTGTTGCCACTGCGCACCTTGTACTGCGTTTGCCCCAGCACAAGGGCAGGGGCCTTGGCAAGCTGCGGCGCAAGGTGTACGCCACCCTTGGCGTTAGCTATGGCCTGTTGGCTTTTGGTAAGGTTGCCCCAGGCTACGCCAGCATGGCCGGCAGGCACTGCAACCACGGTTGCGGGGGTGGGGGTGGGCTGCATGGTTTGCAGGGTGGCTGCGGGGGTGGCTGCGGGGGCAACGGCTGCGGGGGCAACGGCTGCGGGGGCAACGGCTGCGGGGGCTTGCTTGGGGGTACGGGGCTTGGTGGCCATGGTGCGCTACTTATGCAGGTACTAGGCCCCTGCTGGGCTTAGCCACACCGTGTGGCCATGGCCCATTATGGCATGGGGTGTAGGCAAGTGCACGGGGTATGGCACAAAAACTCCCATTGTATTTAGCTATCGTTGCCTGCTTGCGATAGTAGCAGTGCACTAGCTTACAACGCATGCGCCTGCGCGCGCAAGTAGCACAGCACAGGCGCCAGCGCCAGCACTGTTGCGTGCTGTTACTTATAACGTAGGGCTATGTCCAGGCGCTGCTGATAGCTGGGCTGGCTATGGGCTGGCGCTGGGCAAGTAGCGTGCCAACTATGGGCTGGCCCCGTGCGATAGCTGGGCTGGCTATGGCCTAGGCGTTATGGATAGCGGCTGGCTATTGATAGCCTGTGCCTATGGAGACGTGGTCCTGATAGTCCTAGCCTATAATAGCCTGTGACTATGAACGGACGGGTCCCATAGGACGCGCCTATGACCAAGTCAATTCCAGTCTGGTGCTCGGTGGGGCTAGCGGCGGGGGCAAAGAGCGACGTTACGTGGATGGCAGACCCGCGTTCTGAAATCAAAATTCTTTGAACCGCGTCTTATCAATGCCGGGCCCTCTTCTCAGACCAGCCGACAAAGATTTCCGCTCTCCAGGTCTCTGAAAATTTTTCTGCCGCCGCAGTTCTTGCCCCTCCGCCCCAGCATGCCCTACACTGCCATCCAGGCCACAGTGGCCGGAAGGACCCATATGCGCGCCCCCAAAGGATTCCCGTGCCATCAGTGCAGTCCACAAGAGTGGCGGCACACCCCCAACCTCACAGGTAGCTATGAGCTGGACGCCGTGATTGCCAAGAACCCCAACCCCGCTATCCGCGACCGGCTGGAATACTACCTCGGTTGCAGCGGCAACGCCTATGGATCCGAGACCGCCTACTCCCGCTCCCCCAAGAACTACGGCACCGACAATGCCGCCCCAGGAACTGAAGATGACTGAAGAACAACTGCGCGCTATCTACGACGCTGGCTACGTCGACTCCCACATCCGCGGCCTCTGGGCTGTGTTCGAGGCGGGTCGTTCCAGCGGAACGACCCTGGCCCCCACCCCAGCCGACCCAACTATCCAGCCAGAGCTCCCCTTCCAGGACACGGCCCCCCAGAATGGCTGATGGCCCCCTCACCGTCCGGGACGGTGACTGGGAGTACGCCCGGCGCCTCTACGAGTTCACGGAGCACCCCACTCGGTTCATAGCCGAGGCGATCAACCGTGGGCAGACCACGGTCGTGCGCCGGGCTGCGGATGAGAAGTGGATGCGGGGGCGTAAGGACTACGAGGGCGAGCGCACGGCGCAGCTCGTCGCCGCTGCGGTCGTCCAGGCCAAGAAGGAACGGCTCGAGACCTTCGAGGTCATGGAGCGGGTGAATGTTGAGATGCAGGCCAAGGTCTTGGTCGAGCATCGGGCAGACATCAAGCGTGCCCGCAGCATCTGCAACAAGCTGTTCATCGAGCTGGAGGATCAGCTTAAGCACCTACCTGACTTGCATGACCTGGGAGAAATCCTACGGTCCGAGGACGATCGGGGCCGCGACAAGCTCAACGACAAGTACAAGAAGATCCTGAGCCTGCCTGACCGCAGCGCAGCATTCAAGTCTCTGACCGAGGCGCTGAAGGTCGTCATCGCGCTGGAGCGGCAGGCGTTTGGCATTCAGGGTGCACTCGAGGACCCCGAGAAGCCGCAGACCTCCGCAGAGACGCTGGCAGGCATGGACAAGATCCTGTCCAGGTTCCAGACTGTGCTCAAGCCCCCCGGCACCGTCAACGTGCCAGCCACTCAGATCGTGGAGACCCCGATCAAATGAGCGAACTCTACAAGATTGACTTTCCCAGTGGCAGGTCGTACATTGGGATCACGAACTACACGGCGGCGGAACGGCTGAGGCAGCACGAGCGATGCGCGACGGTCGGTGACGGGCACCTGCTGCACCGAGCAATGCGTAAGCACGTGGGCGCGTACTCCATGAAGGTGTTGGTTTCTGGGAGCTTCGACCGCGAACTTCTAGCTCTGGTAGAGCAAGAAGCTATTGACAAATTCCGTACGAAGGCCCCCCACGGGTACAACCTGACTGATGGCGGGGATGGGGTATTCGGACTAGTCCGCACGGCGGAGCACTGCGCTAGAGTCTCCAAGGCGCTAACAGGAATGCGGCAGTCACAGGAAGTCATTGATAGAATGGCTGCTACGCAGCGGCGTAGGCTTGCTGACCCAGCCGTTCGCAAGAACCTGTCGGAGAAGCTCACTGGAAAGAAAGCTTCCGCAGAAACTAAGAGAAAGCAGTCCGAGGCTCTCCGCGGACGAGAAGTGAGTCAGGAGACGCGTGATCGCATTTCTAAGTCCACAATGGGCAGGAAGTGCACAGAAGAACACAGAGAAGCCATGAGCCGGGGCCGGGCTAGGGCGAAGCAGTTCCGGGCGTGGAAGGTGGTGGTCTCTCGGGCGTTCATAGATGCCCTGTCTGAAGATGCCCTGTTCTCGTGTGTTGAGGGCCCCAGATGACTTTCCCGTCAGAGGTCAAAGACGCTCTGATGAGCGCCCCCTTTGACAAGATCCCTGAGCTGTGGTCCATTCTAGAAGCTGCGTACGGGGCTACTGCGAAGGTGTGGCTGTCACAGGAAGACCGCTACTATCTTCTTGTGAAGACCCTTAACCGCCTAGACCTCATACACCCCTGGCTGTATGCTCGGTGCCGCGAGGTGGAGCAGGAGCCTGATGGGTTTCTTGACCTCTGGGCTCGAGAACACTACAAGAGCACGATAATTACATTTGCGGGCACCATTCAAGAAGTGCTGCGTAACCCAGAAGTAACGATCGGCATATTCAGCCACACGAAGCCCATCGCCAAGGCGTTTCTTCGCCAGATCCAGAAAGAGTTTGAGTCCAACGAAACTCTCAGGGGCTTATTTCCCACGCTGTTTTGGGAAAATCCATCCCGAGATGCCCCATCATGGTCTCTTGACAATGGCATTACCATAAACAGAAAGTCTAACCCCAAGGAAAACACCATTGAGGCGCATGGGCTTGTCGACGGACAGCCGACGTCAAAACACTTTAGCATTCTTCTTTACGATGATGTGGTGACTCGTGAATCGGTGAGCACGCCAGAACAAATACAGAAGACGACAGAGGCGTGGGAATTAAGCGACAACCTCGGTGCCGTGGGGGGTCGCAAGAGAACCGTCGGCACGCGCTACAGCTATGCCGACACGTACCAGACCATGATGGACCGGAAGGCCGTCAAGGTGCGGCTGTACCCCGCCACAGACGACGGCACCATCACAGGCAAGCCTGTTCTCTTCCCACAGGAGACGTGGGAGGCCAAGGTACGCGCTCAGGGCGAGGCTACGATCTCCTGTCAAATGTTGCAAAATCCACTGGCGGGCAAGCAGCGGATGTTCAACGTGGAGGACCTGCGTGTCTACGAGGTGAGACCCGAGGTCATGAACGTCTACATCATGGTGGACCCCGCCCGCAGCAAGAAGAAGGGCAGCGCGAAGACGGCTATCGCGGTCATAGGCATTGACTATGCCATGAACAAGTACATCATCGACGGGTTCAATCACAAGATGGACCTCCGTGAGAGATGGGTACGTACTGCGCAGATGTATCACAGGTGGAAGCGTGCCCCCGGCGTGCAGAACATCAAGGTGGGCTACGAGTCGTTCGGCGCGCAGGCGGACCTGGACTACTTCACGGAGCAGATGGCGAAGCCGGACCAAGGGGGTCACTTCCCCATCGAAGAGTTGGCGTGGCCCCGCGACGGTGAGGGGAGCAAGGTGGACCGCGTCCAGCGACTTGGCCCTGACCTCCGCGCCCACAAGCTGTTCCTCCCCTACGAGACTGATGACGCTAACCTCACCAAGCTGCAACGGAACGCGCTGAACACCGGCTACAAGCACCGCATCGCCCAGCCCATCCGCCGTAAGGACGAGAGCGGGGGCATCTACGACCTGTCCAAGGACCTGAAGATGCAGATTCACTTCTTCCCCTTTGGCGGCGTGGTGGACTTAGTGGACGCCACGTCGCGAATCTACGACATGGAGCCGAGAGCGCCCAGCTTCTCAGAACCTTCCTACGCCGAGCCGGAGTGGGTTTGATATCAGGGCAGTCTTGCTGACTGCCCTGACGGGCTGGCCCTCCCACCGTGCAGTCAGCTACACTGCACGGCATGGCGACCATTGACCCAAACAATCTCGGTAGACCGGTAGTCACGAGGAACTTCACGTTCCTAGACCTTGCCATGCGGGCATGGGGCAGCGAGTTTCACGCCCCAGACCACGGAATCTACGAGTTCAGCAACTGCGCTAGGAAAGACTCCACGGACAAGACGCGGTCAGGTCTGTACGGGGTCGACGTCCCAGACGTTCTGTTTGCTGACGACAACTACCCCGACATGCGGACAGAGATCTTGGTCAGCACGTCCGGCGACAGCCTTGCGAGGGACTGATGGGCACGTTCATCAAGGATCTGCCTGCGGCAACCCTCCCCCTTGCATCCACTGACCTAGTCGTAGTCGAGCAAACGGACGCGCAGGGCAACCGCAGAACGCGGAGAGCCAGCGCGTCTGACGTGCCCAATTCCAGTGTAGACTGGGGCACCGTCCCCACTGGCCGACAAGTCCAGCACCGTCGTGGCACGACAGCCGCCCACAGCACCTTCACCGGCGCGGTGGGCGAGGTCACGGTCGACACCGACAAGCACGTCCCCGTCGTGCACGACGGCAGCACGGTGGGTGGGTTCCCCACCGCTTTGCTCACTGAGGTGATCAGCAGGGACGCCACGGTTGCCGCTACGGCGGCTGCGGCTCTTGCTGCTGAGGTGGCCCTGCTCGCCGGCACCGGCTCAGGCCAGGGCGGCGTGAACCTCGGCATTCAGGACACGGGATCGAACTACCCGCAGCGCGCAAAGAACGTCGAAGCGATCCTTGCTGCACTTGGCTCGGTCAAGTCGCACGGCGTCGGCATTTTGGCGGCCAAGTACATGACCGATGCGCAACTGGCTGACGTCACATCGCACACTGGATCGATTGACGTAGCGGCGGCTATCCGGTCGGCGATCAACGAGGCTGCAGCCATTGCCGGAACGAGTATCGTTTTGCCGTACGACACGGTGCGGACTCAGGGCTGCGATGTGATCCTGCCGCCCGGCAAGATGCTGTGGTCTGCTACGGTTGAACTAAAGGAAGGCGTGCACCTTCTCGGCGCAGGCCGAACCTCGACCATCATCACGTCAGCGTTCAACGGAGAGATTTTCCGCAACGCAACGCCCGGCAATTACGACGCGTTTGGCATGGGGGCAAGCGGGTTCACGATCATCGGAGACCGCACGAAGGCCAGTCAGATCGGCGTGTCGATCCTGCGCGACTGGTTCGGCAAGTATGAAGACATCACCGTTCTGAACTGCGGTTCTCACGGCTGGGTGCTGTATCAGTGCATCGGCACCGAGGTGAACCGTCCTGAGGTTCTGCAATGCGTTGGGCGCGGGTTCATGATTCAAGATGGGGTTACAAGCTGGGCGACTAGAACCGCGACCAATCTTCCGTCCAATGGGGTTGTCGTTCGCAACGTCCACAGCTACGGCAACGACGCGGCAGGCATCTATCTCGGCAGGTCAGGCTCTGGCTTTGGCGTGATGGGTTGCCAGTTCATCGGTGGGTCAGCGGAGTACAACTACAAGTCGAGTGCTGCCGGCACTGGGTACAACATCGAACTTGTGAACACGAATAGCGCCGTCCCGAACACCTTCGATGGGGTATGGTGCGAGGACAACAACACGCTTGCCCATGTGCTGGTGAATCTTGCGGCGACTGGCGAAGTTGTGGTGTTCAAGGACTTTCACCACTTCGGCAGCGGCGCGGCGGCCTGGCCCGCCAAGGCCATTAACATCGTGCAGGGTACGTGCGACATCGATGGAGCGTATGGCTCTGGTGCGCTGTACAGAACCACGCTTGGCACAAACTGCCCGGTCCAGGTCACAAAAGCAGCGGGTATCGTGCGTGGGCGCGGCATTCTCGGAGCGGGCATTGCATCAACCGCTCCCGTGGTTGCTGATGAAACCGGCGCGACTACCGGGCTTGAGGGCAATGTCAAGATCGACAATGTTGGCACCGTCTGGGGGGAGCGCCGCTGGTTCACAGACAACGGCGAGGCTGGGCCTAGTTTCTTCCAGACTGGGCAGAGCTTCGCTTATGCCCGCATGTCGACGTTTTCCAAGGGCATGGAATTCGGCCCCGGCACGGCGGCGCCTGATGCTGGAATCACACGCAGTGCGGCAAACGTGCTGGCGATGATGAGCGGTGACAGTTTCCAAGTCGGCGGGATTGCTGGGGAAACTCTCAAAGTCGCGGCAGGCACAGCGAACGCTGCGGTAGCCGTTGCGTTTGGGGCAGTCGGACCAACCGGATCAACAGCAGGCAACCCGCAAGGGTGGTTCCGAATCAACGTCGCCGGAACTGATCGATTCATCCCCTACTGGTGAAAGCATGAACTATCTACCACAACAACAGGAGGAATGATGCGGCAGAGCAGCGAGTCTTGGTGGGGTGACCAGCGGTGCCCGGCGTCCATTCCTCCGTCTCGCTTATCACCCCCGTCGAAGTACATATTCAGGAGTTTCCAGTGGACGAACTAGACTCAGCGTGGGTGCAGCAAGTGGACAGTGAGCTCAAGGCTCAGGGTGCGAGACTCACAAGCATGGAGGACCGCATGGAGGGCATGGAGGCTTCTCTGCAGCTGAATACTGAGGCCACGTTCGAAATTCACGACATCTTAACGGCGGCCAAGGGCGCGTTCCGTACCCTGGGCTGGCTGGGGACGGGCGCCGCTTGGTTGATGAAGCTCGGTGCCGCCGTGGTGGCGCTCTACGCTGCTGCCAAGACCTACTTCCCCCACTGGTTTCCAAAGTGAGCGTACTCAAGGATTCCTTCACCGGCGTAGACGGAGAGACCTACGACATCGGCCGCATCTACACGGGTCTGGTGACTGTGGTCGGCCTAGGGCTGGAGGTATACTGCGTGCTCATGGGCAAGCCCTTCGATTTCCAAGCCTATGGCATCGGCTGCGGCACGATGGCAGGCGGGGTCGGGGCTTTCCTCAAGCTCAAAGAGACCACGGAACCCAAATGAGAGACCACGCAGACATCCAGACAGTTGACTCGACCCCCGACGCGGAGAACTCTCAGATGGAGCTGATCGCGAAGATGGCCGCACAGACCCTGACCCAGCACTACCCCAACCACCTCTGGGCCGTGGGCTGGGCGCCTGGGATGACGCTGGTCGTGAAGAACATGGCCATCGACGATGGCCGGTATGGGTTCACAGTGGACGCCGCCCGCGCCGCCACGGTGTCACAGCTCGACCGTGAGATCAAGATCGCTGGCGGTGAGCTCCTGGAGCGCTGCGGCGTGCCCCGAGGCGCGTGGAACGGCGAGATGATGACTCTGCAGGACAAGTCTGTCTGATGGTCTCGAACCCCCGCGCCAACGGCCAGGGGTGGATAGGCGTCGACCTGGATGGGACACTTGCGGTCTACGGTGGCTTTAAGGGTACGAGCCACATCGGCGCCCCCATTGAGCCGATGGTCAAGCGTGTGCGGCAGTGGATCGACGAGGGGCGGGACGTGCGGCTGATGACGGCCCGTACCCCCCACCCCGCGATCCGTCGATGGATGAAGGAGCACCTGGGTGCTATACTGCCCATCACCAACACAAAAGACCCGCACATGCAGCTACTGATCGACGACCGGGCCATTGGCGTGGAACGCAATACCGGCAAGCTGGACAACGAAGAGCGGCTCAAGGAGCTAAAGTGAGCCTGACAATCGACCCCAAGACCCAGCCTAGCTCTGCACAGAACGAGCTGGCTTCGTCGTCTGAGGACGACGGGGGCTGGCTCCAGCGCGCACGGGCCGCGTACCGCACGTCGACGAGCTACGTGGACTCGAACTACCGCAAGCAGTGGGACGATTCCATCCGGGCGTTCAACAACCAGCACCCTGGCGACTCCAAGTACAGCTCCCCCGCGTATGACAAGCGGTCCAAGCTCTACCGCCCCAAGATTCGCTCGGTGATCCGCAAGAATGAGGCCGCAGCAGCGGCTGCTTTCTTCTCGAACATGGATGTTGTGAGCCTTGCGGCGAGCGACCAGACTGACAAGGCACAGCTTGTCAGTGCTGACATCATGAAGCAACTGCTTCAGCACCGGCTTACGAAGACAATTCCGTGGTTTCAGACCGTGCTGGGCGGGCTGCAGGACGCACAAACCACGGGCGCGTGTGTGGCGCATGTGTACTGGCAGTTTAAGGCGTCTCCGCAGGGCAAAATCAAGGTCGACAAGCCTGCTGTGGACCTGCTACCGATCGAAAACGTTCGTTTTGACCCCAGCGCGTCGTGGATTGACCCCATCAACACGAGCCCGTACTTTATTCACCTCATCCCCACCTACGCTATGGACGTTAAGTCCAAGATGGAGAGTGGTGAGTGGATCAACCTGCCCCTGTCAGGGGCTACGGACAGCGGGGACAGCACCCGCGTTGCCCGCGCAG